CCAATCTTCTGGCAATTCATTCGCTGGGACTGCCGGGTTGTTTGCTACGGCTAATCGTTGATTGTTTTGAGTCAATTTTTGATGAAGAGCTCGAAGTTTTGGCAATGGCAGATCGCCAAAAGTATCTCGGTCTTCCTCACTTAAATCGTTCAGAATTTGTTCTCTTAATGCAGACTCGTCTTTTCGTGCTTGTTCCACAATCGGTTCAAGCTCGGCTAGTCTAGCTGCACGTTCTTCTGCAAGCGCTTGCCACTCGTTTTGCTTTTCCATTTGCTTTTCACGATCAGAAGAAATTTGTTTTTGCAGTTTTGCGAGTTCAGCTTCTGACGATTGTGCTCTTTTTCTATACTTGCGGCTCTCAGCCACTAATGGATTGACTTCTTGAGCATTGTCAACCGATTGCTCTTGGCTATTAGGGGCCACCTCTGTCGATACTTGTGGTGTTACGGGCGATCGAGTGCCTTCCGCTACTGGCGGTGCTTCTGGTGTGTTAGCTTCTTCGGACATACTGTCCTCTCCTTGTTTAGATATTTATCACGGTTGGTCTGCCTGTTAGTTTTTTCAAATTGTCATTAATTTGATTTACAAACAGGGTCGCAAGTGCAGATTCAACCATTGGCCCGAGATTTTGATCGGACGCAACAATTCTTTTACGGCTTTTAATAACTTTATTACCGATTTTACCATCGGCTAAATCTTGCATTTTCTGAGCTTGTTTATTATCAGTAATGCCATAATCAAACCCAACCTCAGTACCATCAATGGTACTACTAATAAAGTCAAAAGCATTAACCATGTCTCCTGTTAATACTAGATTCACAGGACTTGTTTGAGTGCTGATTTGATTTTTAGCTACATTACCACTTGCTTTTTTAGATGCATAATATGGTCTATACGCTTTAAAGTTTTTACCTTTATGATCTTTACCCTGGGTAAACTGCGCACGGTGTTTAGCGGCAATATCCTTACCACCTTTGTCCATAGTAGATTGACTAAATTTTAATAGGGCTTTAAGTGCCTTGTCGATTCTCATAATACTGCTTTAGAGTTAGTGGCTTCTTGTATTTCCCTGCATCTTTTTTCCTTTGTATTTGCCCTTGGGCTTCTTTCTTATATGAAACATCAGGCGACACTGGAATCCAAACGTGACGACAATTAAACCCACCTCGATCTGATAAACAACCTGGATAACGTGATTCAATTTCTTGTTTAGTCATGGGTGCATTGGCGATGAGTTCTATACACAAATCACGTGTTTTACTGTCTAATGGTCCATCGTAATGATACTTAGTACTGCTTGGTAGTGTTTCAGCCATCGTAAAAATCACACTTTGCTGAAAATTTGTCATCGTAGTACCAACTAAATTGTCAATTCTACTTTTAGATAGTAATGGCGATCGGGCAATACGATCTTTAATTGCATTTCCAGATAAACCTGTTTGAACACCTGTGACAATTTCTTGGCGAACAATCTCGCCTAAATAATCCGTATATTTAATTAATGTGCTTTGCTGTAGATTTCTAAAAGCCACAAGTTGCGTTTCGGAGATAGACCCAAAAAACGGCAGATCATCAAGAATATTTGTCGTTGCATTGCTTGTGGTAGCCACGGCGGAAGCCATACGTAAATCCTGAGTAAAATAGGTCGTAAGGTCAAGCGCAATGAGAAAAGCCAATATTTCAGCCGTAGAGAAACCTTGTTCCTGCATTTCTTCAACATCTTTTATAAACTCGTCTTCTGCAAAATCTAAGGCTTTAATATAATCTGCAACTGCATCATCAATTATTGCCATTTTGGAGTCTGCTTAATAATCTGTTTTGTGGGGTTTCTTCTTGTTGTTGTGCTTGTAATTCTTGAAATGCTTTTAAATCATCTGAGCTGTAATCTGGATTATTATATTGAAACCACTGTTCTTTAGTAGCTAAACCATTTTGAAATCTCCAATCCCATACTGCAATTTCTGATTGTGGGTCTAATACATAATTTGGTTCTAAGAAATCAACCGAATAATCTGGACCTACATCTATATTAGCTTCTACCTGTAGAATAGCACGATCTACATCATAACGTCTATGTTCCCAAGGACGCCACGTATCTTCGGTTTGTGCGTCACGTTCCATCGTGTTTTCTAACTCCATAATTGCCAAGGCAGCAGCGGAACTTGCATTTCCAGAATCATCTCTGGCGTATTTTGCTCGAATGTGGTTGTTGTTTAGACAAGACTCCACTAAAAAACGAGTTGCGTCAATAATTTCTACTAAACTACCACCCGCATTAGTCACATTAAAATCTGAGTCAGTAGGCAAATATAAAATTTTATCTGTGCCAATTTGAATACGTGATGCATCGTCAATACCTGTAATGTATTTAATACCCATCGCTCCATAACGTATTGCCAATTCTAATTCAAATTGTGCTACATTAACTGCTAGATCAACCGACACTACGTCAGATGCTCCTGATCCTGACCAAAAATCTCGTATAGGTGGATGTCTATGGCAAAATGTGACTGGCAATACTCCATAAGGATTGCGATCTAAGTCATTCACGGAAATCTTTTTTCCATGTTCGTCCAGCAAATAATGTTGTCCAGGTTGTCCGGGTCTATCCGCGGTCCAAACTGCGTGCAGTGGCTTTTCCAAACGTGCCATACCTTGGTACTCAATTGGATAACAAATACCCACTGGATCATCTCTACGATCTCCTGCAAGAAACAACGGCTCAAAATGAGATAAACATTGGTATTCTATTTTTTGTTTGGTTTCGTTCCACATAGATCGAAATGCCATAGTTCCCAATAAAAACGTTAGACGTTCTAATTGCCTACGTTCTGATTGAAGTGAAAATTTATCGGTACGTTCCATATAGATATCAGATACATTGAGCTTTGGTGCTCTTTTGTACGTCATACCACGTAGATTGCAAACTCTTTTAGTTAGATTCTGATGTAAAATTGGAGCTTGACGCAAGGTTTCATGTGTGAAATAATCACGTACATAGCTATCCATATTGATGCCCTCATAGAAGTCCATCATATAGTCTCGCTCTTTAGTGCGCTCGTTCTCTATATACTGTAAATGATCTTTTAGCGCATCAGTAACTGCGCTTTGAGATAAATCTTGAAGAATTACCAATTAATAAGTCCTACTTGTCTACTTGTTATGCTAAATAGGTTACAAATTGCAAAACGCAAAGCATCACAACCATGATCAAATCTTCCATCTTTTAATGGCATTTCTCTTAATGCTTGTTCTTCACGATGCTTTGGATACCTATAATTTTCATAGCTCTCAATCGATGCTTTACACCTGGGAGCAATAAAAAAGTGTGCATCTCCATTGGCATCTTCAAACCAACGTCTAACATGGCCAACCCCGTTAATCACATCACGTGTCGCCTTATCTCTGCGATGCTGGATTCGCATACCTAATTTCTGAAACACGTAAAAATCTGAAATTCCTGTATGCATGGAAACGCCTACGCCCGCAGGGTCGCCAAAATAGGCTGTTACATTATATGGTAAAGCCTTTACTAGCTTTGCAAAATCTTCGGTTTTAGTGTCTTTTAATGCAATCTCATCAATCTGGAATATGTCAGCTAAACCTTTATCACGTAGTCTGGTTTGAAGTACTACACAGTGACTTGCACGATACCCAAAATCAATACCAACATATACTGGTAAATCTTTATTATACTTTAAATTCTTTTTTATATGTATGCTACGTTGAAACGGATAAACCTTCCCTGCAAAGCTGGTAAATTCTGCCCCGATCTCCTGGAGAAAAGTCTCTTTTGTTAAAGTACGTTTTAACTCTTCTATGTCATCTTTAAAGAACGGAGACTCCCAGCTTGGGACTTGCCAACTTTCATAGTCTGGGTATTTTGGGTCAGTTCCTAGCTTGAAGAGATATTCAAAATAATTGAAACCCCTGGGCGTTGAACAGAATAAAGCCCAACCCTGTCTATCTGCTAATGTGGGACGAACATACATCTCATACGTTTGTTGCGGTATGATCGCCATCTCGTCTACAACTAAATAATCGATTCCTTCGCCAATAAGGCTTTCTGGCGAATCAGCCGACTTAACTGAGAGCTCAGAATTTAATCCTGCAAGACGTAAAAAGTATAAGTCGCCATTGACTTCTTTTTTAGTTTCTACCGGGAGCTTTAATTCTGTTAATACAATACGTTTAACTTCTCTGGCTATCTTTTGGCCAAGTGAATAATTGGGAGCTAGAATCCAACCACGTGTTTTTGGTGTTAATAACCAAGGAATAATTTCGTGGGCTGCCATCCAAGACTTCCCACTGCGTCGTCCCATGTTTAATACACGAAACCTCGCTTTTGAATTATGACACGCCGCCTGCTGTGGGGTCGGTTTGTATCCCAAGAACTGAAAGAGCTTCTGCTTGTTCAGAACCTGTTTGATCATAGGGTGTGTCCTCAAAACCACACTCTTTTAGCACGGTTTCTAAGTTGCCTGTTAGGTCTACTGCTGTCTTGTCACTCATGCCGAGAAAATTCTTAGCTAGGAAGATACTAGCTGCTGTGTTTTGATCATCTAAGCTCATTTTTATTAGGTTTTTTCTCAAACTCAATTTTAAATCTTCTAAGCCAGACTCAAACTCAGCTTTATAGTTTTTACGGATCGTTGATTCGTCACATTGAAAATATTTCGCAATGTCCATTATGGTGCAACCGAAACCAGCTAATGCTCTGATCTTCTCTGGGTCAATATCTAATTTTTTACTCATCATCTATAGTGGGTTTAGTTGACATGATTGCTTTGGTGCATTTTGCTAGACATCTACGCCAGTAGGTTTTGGCACTACTAACACTAATGCCTAATGCATCGGCAATTACTGGGAATGTGTGTTTGAGTGTGCGCATTTCTAGTACGGTAAGTTCTCGTTCACTAAGCTGGTCGTATATGTCGTGGGCTGTTAGTTGTAACCATCGTTGTTTTTTTGGCAATAAACCTGAACGAAAAATTGCAAGTTTTTCGACAAATTCTCGTCTTTGGTCAATTGCATCTGCCAGAAGCTCGGAATCTTCATTTGATAGCGTGTGCCAGTTAGCGTTCATATTGCGTACATATAAACTACAAGCTAAAAGGTGTTGACAAAAAGTGATAAAAAAAATTTAAGGGACAGTACGTATGCAGCCTAAAATCGTCCCTTGTGCTTCGGCTTTTTGGTGACATATATGACACCATTTATTGTCATTGGATTGGTTGTCCGTAGGTTGTCCGACGATGGATCGTTTATTGGTTGCAAATGGTTGCAAGTCCGTTAACAATAATTTTGATTTGGTGTATGTGGGTTTCGGTTTGTATTGGGTGTTGACAAACTGAAAGAATACAATTAAACTACGTTATTAAATAACATAGGAGACAATATGTACAAATTAAATAAACACGTTAGAAATGCAATCGAGGTTACGTTAGATAGTTTTATTGATTATCTAATTGACATTAGGTCACGT